GGGGCCGCCGCAATCGGTGGCGGCGCTGTTGGCCCCGTTGCGGCATTGGGGCGTCTGATGCGCGTGACCGCCAGCATGTTGGACCGCCGTGTCATCGTGCAACGGCTGGATCAGGGAAAGGGCTTTTCCGACGCGGGCAGTCGGCGATGGACACCGATCGGCGGCCCTATCCCGGCGCAGGTGCAAGACGTGCTGCCCAGCCGGGGCGAGGCGGTCGATCAGGGGATGACGACTACCACCCGCCGCGCACGGGTGCGGATGCGCTACCGGGCGGATATCACCAACCAGATGCGTTTGGTGATGGGCGCGCGCATCATGCAAATCGTCACTGTCCCCGTCGAAATCGGGCGACGCGACGGCATCGAATTTATGGTGGAGGATTACACCCCGGCCGGGAACCCGGCCTGACGTGGCCAAGGTCACGGGGCGCGATGAGGTCAAGCGCTATATCGCCGCGATCCCCGACTATTGCCGGACCAAGCTGCTGCCCGGCGCGGCGCGCGCGGGCGCGAAGGTCATCGCCGAGGAAGCGCGCGATCGGTGCGAGTCGGAGCGCGTAGCGGCGGATATCGTCGTGAAGGCCCGCGCCGTCACGGATGACACGATCCGCGTTGTCGTGACGGTCAAGCGGGGCTTCAGCTATTCGCTAGGCGTCTGGCTCGAATACGGGACCGCGCCGCACTTCATCGCAGCCGTTGGCGGCATTGGTGCGCGAAAGCTGAATGAAAAGCTGAAGGACAGCAACGCCAGCCCCACCCTTGTGATCGGTGGGCGGCCGGTCGGGCCGGAGGTCTTTCACACCGGATCGCGCGCCTTTCCGTTCCTGCGCCCGGCGCTGGACGTGAAGGAAACCGAGGCGATCCGCGCCGCCCAAAAATACATCACCACCCGCCTGAGCCGGAAAGGCCTGGCCCCCGACGACATGGACGATGACGCATGAGCGACCAGCCTATCCCCGACGTGATCGACGGGGCGACGATCATTGGCGCGGTGTTGCAGGCCTATGCGCCGCTGCTGGCGCTGGTCGACCGCGACAGCATCAAGGGCGGCCGCCTGTCAGGCGACGAACGCCTGCCCGCCCTGCTGGTCCGCACGGTCAGCGTCGTGGACCGCAAGCGGCTGAAGCGCAGCACGACCCGGCGTTGCACTGATCGCGTGTCGGTGACGGTCCGCGCGGTCAGCTGGGCGCAGCAACGCGCCGTGATCGGCTTGGTGGCCGATGCGGGCGCGGATCGCACCGGCAAGATCGGGGGCGGCCTGAACGTGTCCATCCTGCTCGCCGGGCGCGGGCCGGACGTGGATGGCCCCGGCGACACCTACGAACAGGCCCAAGATTTCCGCGTCACTTACGACGCCCTCACTGGAGCATGACCATGACTGATACGACGACCGAAGCCCCTAAGTTCAAGGCCAAAGCACTGCGCGATTTCACCGATGCAGGCACCGAGACCAATTACGTGAAGGATCATGATTTGCAGCTGACCGCTGGCGAACTGCTGAACCTGACGCTGGCCGGTCTGGTCGAAAAGGTGGCCGACGCCCAGCCCGACGAGGGCAAGACCAAGGGCAAGGCGGCCAACGCCTGATCCATCCCGCCGCTTAACAGGAGCAACACACTATGACTTCGCAGACTGCGGCGGGCACCACGCTCGCCATTTCCGCCGCTGCGCCCGCCACACAGGACAAGGCCGGTTTCGCCGCGCTGTCGTTTCTGGTCATCGGGCAGGTGGAAAAGCTGGGCACCTTCGGGACCAGTTTCGCCAAGGTTGAATTTCAGCCGATGAAGGGCGGCAAACAGAAGTATAAGGGCTCGCCCGATTATGGCGCGCTGTCGCCGACGATCGCGCTCGACAGCGCGGACGCCGGGCAGACCCTGTTGCAGACGTCGGGCGATGACGAGAGCCAAAAGCTCTATGCCTTCGCCGTCACCTATCAGGACGGAGCGATGCGCTATTTTCAGGGTCGCACCTTCGGGATGCCCGAAACGGCGGACGGTGCCGACACCATGCTGACCGCTGCCCCGGCCATCGAAATCTGCACCAAGCCGGTGAAGGTCCCCGCCCCCGCCTAACCCCCTTCCGGCTCCAGCCGGATCAAGAGCATCGGCCCGCCCCGCGTTGCGCGGGACGGGGCGGGTCGGTGCATCCCGCGCAATCCCGCCGCAAAGAGGTTTCCAATGCTCGATATCACCACCAAGGCGATCAGCACCGCCGCCCCGCTGCACCTGAAGGACGCCAGCGGCAATCTGATGTTCCATGACGGCCAGCCCGTCCGTATCCATCTCTATGGCCCGGCCTCGCCGCAATATGCCCGGATCGAAGAACTCCAGACGCAGCGCGCGCTGAAGCGGGCGCAGGACAATGAGGGCAAGCCGTCCGCCATGTCGGCCGATCAGCGGCGCGAAACGACGGCGGAAGACTATGCGGCCGTCACCGTCCAGTTCGAGAATTTCACCTATCCCCCCGCTGGCGATGCCACCGGCGCGGACCTGTACCGTGCCACCTATGCCGACCCGGCGTTGGGTTTCATCGTCAACCAGATTACCCGGTTCCTGGCTGACTGGGGAAACTTCAAGCGAGCGTAGGCCAAGGCCTGACGCTCTACGTTCGGCAAATGGCGTGGCTGGCCGCCACGCCAAAGCCCGCCGAGGGGTCCAGACGGGCCGAACGGTGGGAAAAGGCCCCGGTCGCCACAAAGCGCAGCCGGGCCGAGAGCATGGGGAAAAAGGCGGCGGAAAACGCCATGCCGCCCAATCCCATGCCGCACCTGATCGAACGGTTCATGGAAATGGGCATGGTCGAAGCGGCGGGCATGGGCACCGTCGCCCTTAGCTGGCCGACGATCGCCGCATGGTCGCATATGACCGGGGTGCGGCTCTGCCCATGGGAGGCCCGGCTTATTCGCCGCCTGTCTGTCGAATATCTGGCGGAAGGGCGGCGGGCCGAGGCAGAGACCTGCCCTGCCCCGTGGAAGGCCCCGGTCAGCAAGGCCGAGATTGACGCGGAACGGGCCGGGCTGGAGCGGTTGTTGGGCTGATCAGCGATGATCCGTGACGTAGCGCTTCAGCACATCGTCCAGACGGGATTGCCAGCCCGCCCCGGTGGCTTCGAAATAGTCGACCACCTCCGGGGATAGCCGGATCGTCTTGGGAATTTTGGTCGGCTTTTTCTGGCGGCCGCGCACGCGTCGCATTTCGGCCGCCATGGCGGGCAGCGCTTCGGCGAACGGCCGGGCGCTGGCCAACTGGGCGTCGGTCAGTTCGGGGTTGTCCGACACGGCATCCATGTCCGCTTGGGTGTAGGGTTTCGTCATTCCACCAATTTCCTTTCCTTGGCGCTGGCGGGGCGGGCCGAGATGATCGAAAGCCCTTCGGTGCCCAGCGTGGCGAAAATCACGGTGATGACGCCGTTCAGGCGTCCAACCGCGAACCAGCGGCCTTGTTTCGCTTCGCCGATCATCGCGGACAGGAAGAACGCGTCGTCGATATCGGCGAAATCAATGCCGTGCTTGGCAAGGTTCGCGGCGCGCTTCGGTTCGTCCCATACGATCATCATGGGTTTTTTGTACGCACGAAAAGCCTAAGCGTCAACATAGATTGTAAGTACAAATAGGGCTGTCCGTTCGGGCGGCCCTTTTCTTTTGGAGCGCCGCTGATGGACAATTTCGAAGGTGCGGCGCTTGGCGTCGGATTCGATATCGATACCGGCGGTTCGTTCGAGGCGCTGGCGCGTCTGGATACGGCTATCGACTGGGCCAGCGCGAACGCGATTGACGAGTTCAACCGGGTGGAGCGCGCGTCCGCCTCCATGCTGAACCTGAACGGGGCGCAGGCATCGCTGCGGACCTTTGCGGTCGAATCGTCGCAGGCAAGCCGTGCCGCACAGCGGGAGTTCAATTCCGTCGAAAAGGCGGGGGAGCGGCTGGTTTCCCAAATTGAGCGCCAGAACGGTGCCTTTGGGAAAACCCGTGAGGAAATGCGGCTCGCCAAGGTGGAGGCTGCCGCGCTGGCGGCCGAACAGCAGGGCCTGACCGAACTGGCCGGACGGCTGCGCGCGGCGGAATCCGAATTGGCGGGCAAGGAACTGGCGGCCGCGCGCCGTGCCCGGTTCGAAGCCGAGGCGCTGGCGCAGGCCCGTGCCGAGGCAGAGGCCAAGGCGGCGGCCGAGACGGCGCGGGAGCGTGCGCAGGCAGAGGCGGCGCTGATCGTTCAATTGCGGGAGCGCGCCCAGCTGCAAGGCCTGCTGGAACAGAATTTCGGGTTGAACCAGCCGCGCGCCACCGATGGCGGTGCGACCTTCAGCGCGCTGGCGGCCCGTGCGGCCGAGGAAGAAGCGCAGGCCCTGCGGTCGGCTACCCTCGCCCACCAAATGTTCGAGGCGCGGGTTAAGGCGGGCGTGACCGCGATGCGGGAGCATGAGACGGCCGAGATTGCCGCGACGCGGGAACATGAAAACATGGCATCGGCGGCCGAGCGGCTGCGCGCGTCGATCGATCCGGCCTATGCCGCCCAGTCCCGGTTCAACAAGGAAATCGGAGATGCGCGCAAACTCGTTTCGGCGGGCGCGATCGGACTGGACGAATATGCGGCCAAGCTGCGCATGGAACAGGCGCTGCTGGACCGCGTGACGGCTTCGCATGAGGACATGACCGAGGCGCAGCGCCTGACCGCCTATGAGACGCTGAACCTCACGCGCAATCTGGCTGACGTGGGCGTGACCGCCTCCATGGGCATGGACCCGTTCATGATCCTTGTGCAGCAGGGACCGCAAATTTGGGATGTTTTTCAGCAGATTGAGGCGCGCGGGGGCAGCGCGGCCGCCTCGATGCGCCAGCTGGGGCAGGACGTGCTGAAATATGTCGTCGACGGCTTTGCCAAGATCGCGCCCTATCTGACGCCCACCAATGTGCTGCTGGCGGGCACGGCTCTGGCCGCCGTCGCGGCGGTTCGTGCGCTGGGCGAATATGGCATCGCCATGCAGCGGCTGGAGGGTGTCGCGGCCGGACTTGGCCGCACCTCCGGCCAGACGGCGCAGCAGCTGGAGACGTTCGCCGAGGCCGCCGCATCGGCGGGCAATCGGTCGCTGTCGGCCACCCGCGATAGCGTCGCGGCCTTCGCGATGGCCGGGATCGAAAGCGGCCAGACGATCACCGCGTTGGCGGCCAATGTCGAGAAATATGCCAAGCTGACCGGACAGGATGCCCCCGCCGCGCAAGCCGCACTCGCCGAGGCCATGTCCGATCCGGCGCGGGCGGCCGACACCTTTACGCAGCAGCTGGGGCTGCTGACCGGGGCGCAGTATGAGCATATTCGCGCGCTGGCGGCGCAGGGGGACGGCGAGAAGGCCGCGTCCGAGCTGACCCGCATTTTGACCGCCGATCTGGCCGCGAATAGCCATGAGGCCACCGGGCTGGCCCATTACATGGATGCGTTGGGCGATGCCGTGTCCGGCGTGGCGGTGATGTTCGGCCGCCTTGATCAGCGGATCAAGAACGCCGGGGCGTCCTATGATGCCTGGCTAAAGCGGAATGTCGGTGGCTGGGCGGTCGATCTGATCGGCACCGGCAACACCATGCCCACCGGACCGAACGCGGCGGCCGGGCGCAATCAGGACCAGATTGCCGCGCTGAACGCATCGCAGGCGCTCAACACCTCCGGCATGAAGCAATTCAATGATCTGCTCGCCCAGCAGCGCATCCTGCAAAAGGGGCTGGCGGATACGACCGGCCTGACCGCCGCCCAGATTGGTGCCCTGCGCCATGACTATTCGGCCGTTACCGACACCATCAACGCCAACCGCAACGCGTCTGGCCAGTGGATCACGACGCAGGAACGTGCCCATCTGATCGCGCAGGCGCAGACCCGTCTGGGGGCCGCGCGTAATCAGACCGACAAGGCTGCGGCGCAGCAGCAGCTGACCCGCCTTCAGCTGGGCAATCAGGTTCTGACGCAGCAGGAGCGCGAGACGCAAGCGCAGGACGCTTATGCCCGTGTCGCGGATCGCTATCACCGCAACCGGGACAACCACGCCGCGCAGCTGGCCCGCGATGCCGAGGCCGTGCAGGCGTCCATCCGCAACCTTTATTCGCTGGCCAATGCCTATGGCGTGTCGGGCTCTGCCGCGCTGATCGCCGAGGCGCGGGTGCGCGCTGAAAGCCAAGCCATCCGCCAGCGCGGCGATATCGAGGCCGCGGTGAACCGCCAGATTGAACTGGCCATCGCGCAGCGTGTCGCGGACGGCGCGAAATCCGTCCAGTCGATGGACGATCAGTCGCGCATTCAGGCCGAGGTGAATGCGGCCGTGGCCGATGGCCTGATCCCGGCTAGCCGCGCCAACGAAATGTTGCGCGACCGGATCGCGGAATTGCCCTTGCTGGCGGCTCAGGAGGCCGCACAGCAGCACAAACTGACCAAGGGGGCGGCAGAGGCTCAAAAGGCGCTGGACGCCCTGCACGACGCCCAGAAGCGAGCCGATGCGGCTGCTATTGGCGCACGCTTCTTTGCTGCGGACAAATCCGCCGATCGCCGCTTGGCCGAACTGGAGAAAGAGCGGCAGCTGGTCGGCCAAACCGATGCTGCACGTATCAAGGCAATGGCCACCCTGAAGGCCACTCAGGAAGCAGAAGACGCAAAATTCACTGGCCGGTTCGCAGACGAATATATCGCCAAGCAGGTCCAGATTGCGGAAAATCAGCAGCAAATCCAGCAGCTGACCAATGCCTACAACGACAGTCTGAAGCATCAGGCCGAATTGTTCGACGCGATCGCCGCGAATGTTCAGAATGCAGGGCAAGGCATGGCGGAAGCCTTTGGCGAGGCGGGCCGCGCTCTGGGCGATATGGCGTCCGTCTTTGCGGGGCACCTGTCCGACCGCCAGCGCCTGAACGACTGGCAGCAGAAGGAAATGCGGGATGCCAGCCAAATCACGGTGGCCGAGGTCCGCGCCCGCAAGGAACGGGAAATTTCCACGCTCTACGCGGCCCGGTCCAGCACGATGCAAATCGCCATGTACGGCGACCTTGCGGCATCGGCGCGCGGGTTCTTCGACGAAGGTTCAACCGGGTATGAGGCGATGGCGGCGGCCGAAAAGGCGTTCCGGGCCGTGCAGTTCGCCCTGTCGGTGCGTGCCGTGGCGCAGGATGCGATTGAGACGGGCAGCGCCATCGCCAAGAGCGGCGCGCGGGCGGCCGCCCATGCCGTCGAGGCGGTGGCCAAGGCGATTGCAGGCCTGCCCTTCCCGCTGAACATCGCGGCCGGAGCCGCGACAGCGGCCGTGCTGGCGTCGATCGGGCTGTCCGTGGCCGGAGCGTTCGGCAAGGGCGGCGGTGATCTGCCCAAGGCCAATGCGGGCACCGGCACGGTGCTGGGCGATAGCGCGGCCAAATCGGAAAGCCTGAAACGGTCGCTGGATGCGCTGAAGGAAGTCGATACCGTCACCTCCGTCTATGCGCGCGAAATGGCCACCTCGCTGCGGTCGATCGACGGCCAGATTGGCGGGCTGGCCAATGTCGTCGTGCGGGCGGGCAACATCAATGCGTCGGGGGGCGTGGCC